TGGAGAGCAGCTTGCGGAAGCACTCGGCCTCCATCTCGGCACCGTCGGGCGCAATCGTGCGGCTCAGGTACTCCATCGTGGCGTTGGTGTAGGTGGTGTAGTGCGAGTTGGTGTCCATCATCAGCAGCGGGCGCGGTGTGGCGAAAAACCTACTAACGTCGTCCTGAGAAATGCCCAAAATTTCTATCATCTGCATGTCCTGCGCCGAAAGGCTCAGGTTCTGGAACTTCTCCAGCCCACGCAGTGCCACGATGTCTTGCTGATATACCTTTTCGTTGATTTCCTTGGCATAGTCTTGCATCTGTTTGGGGTCGAACATGCCCTGCGATATGGGCGAATAGCCGGATGCCGGAGCCTGTTCGCTGATAAAACCCTTCACGCGGCCACCCTTCGCAGCCGTTTCGAGAGCCAGACGGCCCTCGGTCTTGATCAGACTCAGCGTGTCGAAGGCAAAGCGGAGCGTCGAGAGCCCCCAGAAGCCGTTGCGCTCGCGGTAGGTGTTCGGGAAGTGCAGCACGTCTTCACGCGGTACAATCTTATTCTTTACGATGCCCTTGTCGCCCATGTAGGTGATGACGTAGGTGTTCGTACCGAGGTTGTAACCGCCACACTCTGCCAGCCACAGGTATTTCGGCTCGCCCAGCTCGTCGCGCTCGATATACACAAATCCATTGCCCAGCATCAGACGGTTCACCGTCACCTGCTCCCACAACGACTGCGCCGACATCATGGGGTTGGGCTCTACCTGCAACAGATAGTTCAGACGGGTGCCGAATGATACGTTTCCGCCGCGAGGCTTCTGCACTTCCATCACGAAGTTGCCGCCCTCACGGTCGCGCACCTGGTATTGCATCTGCATCTGCCCGATGGTCTTCGCCCTCAGTTCCACGGCACGATAGACCGCCGAGACGGTCAATGCCACTCGCGGATGACGGGCCGACACAATGCGCTCCTCGAACGAGCCGCCCTTCACGTCCGATTTGTTGGTCGGATGCTGCGGGTCGGTCGTCACGGGGATGCCTGCCCCCGCCTGTTGCTGCGGTGTCAGGCTCTCGCGCTTATGGCCTCCGAAGATGTTAGTTCCGAATATTTCCATAACTATTTGCCTTTTCTATTCGTGCGTTTTCTTGTCTGGGGTTTACCAGCGGTTTCAGCAGCCACCGTTCCTGTCGGTTCTACGGCAGGCTTCTCTGCCTTCGGTGCTGGCTTCACGAAATCGGGGTCTTCCACAGCCTCCCAGCGTTTCAAGTCGCGGGTGTCGATGGTCTTGTAGGTCTTGCCACTCAGCTTGCTCTTCAGCAGCCAGCCGTTCTCAGCAGTCAGTCGCCATTGCTCACTGCCCTGCGCCGTCTTTGCGATATGTTCCATAATTCGTTCTGTTTGTGGTTGTCTGAATATCAGCGGACGCATCATTTCCTCTTTCTCGGCAGTCCGCTTGTTTACCGAGAAGAAATTGCGGTCGTTCTGCTGGATGATCTGCTGCGTGTAGAGCGTGTCACCATGATAACCGCGAGAGAGTTTCACGTTCACCCATTCCTCGGCGGTCTTTGTCCAGTAGTGGTCGAGCCAAATGAGCGAATGGTCAATATCGGCAAAGGCACATTGTTCGGTGCGCTTGCCCTGTGCGTTGATGCAATAGAGGTTCGGTTTGTTGGGGCAGTGCGGATTGTGACCCGTGAACGACATGGCCGACAGCCCACCGCGCACCATGCTCTTGATGTGGCGGTTTTCGGGGAAGCCATACTTCACATGCTGATTCACCGGCATGGCCTCCGTGAATCGCTCCTGCACTGGTCGCGGGTCGTAGTGTACGAGGCCGTTGTCCGTCATCAGTCGCCAATTCACCAGCAGCACACTGCCCGCCGTGTATCGCTCCATGAACTCCTCGATGTCATTGCCGTCGAATCTCAGGAACTCGTCAATATCGAAGAATCCTATCCACGCATATTCATGTCCGTGGCGGTTGTAGCAGTCGTTATAGGCAGGGCACTGCGCAAACTCGCGGTCGTGGTAGTCGTTCAGTTCCACAAAGCCGCTATCCACATACGGCTGCACCACGTCGATGAGCCGCTCTTCACCCTGGTGATAGTTGTCGTAGAGGAACACCTTCGACACACCAATGCTCTTATAGTAGTCCAGCCATTCGCAGATGTAGCGGTTCTCCTGACGGGCAATAGCACAGATGGCCACCTTCTTGATACCCAACTGACTGGGCGACGGCTTCCACAGATCGGCGTGCTTATTGAGCCACATACGGCCCTCGGCTTCCTTCTCTTTCTTCCACGATGCACTCCAAAGGTGCTCAATCCTTTCGATGATGTTCACCTGTCTCAACGTGCCTTCGGGGTTGTTGCGGATGTCTTCAAGGAACGAGGCACCCGTGTCATACCAGCAGTTCTTCTTGCCGTTCAGGATAGCCCAGCAGCGGCCACCGTCGTAGTAGTGGATGCCAAGCCTGCGGCACTCAGGCGCATTGATGTAGCAAAGGAACGGCACCAACCGCTGCACGCCCTCCGGGTTCTGCCATCCGTTGTCAACGTGTCCCACGGCTGTCACCGTCTCGTCAAACATATCGTCGATGGGTTGCTTCAGCAGAATGTCCGAATCGCAGAGAATGAAGGGCGCGTCCATATTCTGCACCAGCCAGTCCACGCTCATCATGTGCTTCGCGCTGCCAAAGTGAGCCGAGCGGCTTTCCACGTCGTTTCGCTTCCGTGGCCACTTCGCCAGTTCTGCGTCGAAGTCCACCAGTTGCCCCTTGCTGTTGTCGATAATTTCCACGCCCGGCATATCCGTCGGGAACGGCCTCGCCTCACGGCTCTCACCGTGCGCCAGCTTAGCATCGCACGAGTTCTCAAAGATGACCACGCGATAGTCCCCTCCACCCTGTTTCCTGATGGATAGCACCGCCGCCTTCGTCAGCTCCGGCGTGTTGTAATGCACTATACAAATAGTCTTTTTCATTCGCTTTCGTTTTCGTTATCGTTCGGAGTTGGTGTAGGTTCTGGGTCGGGCGTAGGCTCAGGGTCAGGCGTTGGTGTCGGAGTCGGTTCGGGTTCTGGCGTAGGCTCTATAATTGTCACCTGTGTGGTCATCTCCGTTGCACGGATGATGATTTTGTTCTCGCGCTTGTCGCTGTTGAGCGACTGCACCTGATACACCTTGCCTTCGCACTCAATCAGCGACTCGCGGGTGATGGTGACGTTGGCCGAAAAGTTCATGCGGAAGATGACACTGTCGTAGGCATCCAGAGCACCCTCGCGGAGTGCTTTGGTGCCTTTCGAGAACTCATAGCTTGACCATAGCGAGCCGTCCCTGCGGTAGCCCGTCTTCTCACCAAACTGCCGCTCGGAGGGCTGCACCTTGTTGAGAATCGTCACGCGGTGGTTGCGCATTCCTGATGTGAATCCTGTCGGCATAGGCTTAGGCTACTGATACACAGACGCGGTGATTGTCGGCAGTGATGATGTAGTGGCTGTCGGCGGTCTTCACCGGACTGATGTTAATAAGCATGTTCTTAACTCCCGTCAGCGTTACATCATAGACGGTGCGCTGGCGGTTCTGCGCTGTTATCTGTACGTCGCTGATAATGGCCTCACCACCCAGCAGACTGCCAGATGTCTCGCGGTTCTTATCGCCTCCGGCTGTGTTCAGCTGAACGCTTACGTGCTGGCCTATCATGTCCATAAGATCAACGGCACCGATAGCGTCCTCCTCGTCGTCGTTCGTCACTACGGCGTTGGAATGCAGGCTCCACACAAGACTGGCAACAACCAGCCTGGTGAAGTCGCCCTCATCGTCCTTGGTAGAGTATGGGGTGACGTTCAGCTGCGCATTCAGGTCGCATTGCAAGGCGGCGGCAATGGGCCGCTCGCCTACAAAGATTCTAAGGTTCTGTCCTTTGATTGTTGCCATGTCTGTTTACTTTTTACGGGTTGTTTTCTTAGGGGATTCCTCTTCAGCCGGAGCAGCTGGCTGAATGTCTGCCAGGGCCTGTTCGTATGGGCTGAAGTCGAGAGAGTCCTTCTCTGCCCATCCGTCGGCCAGCTTCTGGTTGATATGTGCAACGGCCTTCACGTAGAAGTCCTCCGCGTCTGCCATATCCTCGAAGGTATGATATACTGGATTACCCTCGGCATCCTCGCCCATCTTGAAGGTTACGGGCAATGTTGCGCCTTCCTTCTGTACGGCCAGGTCGTAGGCACTCTTGAAGTTGAACTGGTTCTCCTGACTCAGCCATACAGGTACAGGGTCGGCACCTGATGCGGGAGTCCAGACGAAGCCTGCCACGATCTGCTCGTCTGTGCGGGCATTGATGTCGGCAATGATGGCATCCCTGACAACCTGTATTGACAGCTGTGCCGTCTGCTTCTTGGGAAGACATATCTCGAACCATTCATAAAGGTCTTCCGATACCTGGCTTAGTCCGTAGCCGATGATGATCTGAGAGCCTTCGTCACGTAGTGGCGCATATCCTGCCACAGTTCCTTGCGTTTTCTGTTTCATAATCGTATTTTTTGGTTAGTGAATACTATCTGCATATCGTGCATTATGCCGCTTGGGGATTACCAAGCCCGACAGATTGCGCCATACGGTAGCTTGACGTGTGGCTAAGTATGCCCATATAGGAGTCGATGGTGCGCCGGGCGCGTTCCTCATCTTGTAAGTCAAGTTGTTGCAACCGGGCGGTCATACGCTCGAAGGTCTTGCGGCTCACATAGTCGCGATATGGTTTCAGGAATGCGCCTAAGAACTCCACGCCCTGATGCACCTCGCGGATGTGCAGTTTACCCATGTGGAGTTGCAAGCCTAATTCGTCGGCCAGGAACTCACGTTCTCGCGGCACCTGACTGATAAGCCACTGGCGGTCGGGGTCTATCTGCACGCTATCATCCACATAGCGGCCATAGTGCCGGCAGCGAATGAGCCGCTTGATGAATTGGTCGAAGATATTCAGATACACATTACTGAAGAGTTGGGAGGTGAGGTTGCCGATTGGGAGGGCTACACCTGGGGATGCAAAGCGCATACATTTGGCATGGTCTATTCCGTTCCAGTCTGACAGGTCGCCCACTATCTGGCAGTTAGCCATCGGGTCGAGCATCACTATCTGCTCTGTGAGCCACAGGATAAATCCGAAGTCGCGTATGTCTGCCCATGTGGTTGCAGGTGTCAGCAGCACACCGCTGGGGATGCCTTCTATGTCTTCGCCCATGCCTACGCGGTGGGTGCTCATCTTCTTCAGGCTGTCGGTGGCTATCCGTAGCAGTTTCTTACGGTTGATGTGCATGAAGTAGCCGCGAATGTCAAGACTCATGGCATAGGCTTTCTCCTGCCAGTTGTGCGAAGCCTCGCGGATATGCTGGCGCAGTCGGCTGATGCCGTAGTGAGTACCGCGTCCTTCGATGCAGGAATAGGAATCGGCAATGAAGGTGCGCTCAAAGAGCTGGTGGGTATAGCGGAAGTAGAGATGGTGCACGATGCGGTCGCGGAACATGGCAGCGAACACCTCGCGCTTCTTGGGATAGGTGACAACGAAAGCACTTCGACGGTTGCGCCTCGTATCGCCGTGTAAGCAGATCATCACACAACTCGTTCAGGTTCTCTGCCAGGTTCGACTCGAACTTCTGCACATACGACATCTTATGCTTATGGCGTGCTGCATCGTAATAAGCCACATATAGGTCGTAGAGCAGCTGCTGCCGTGTAAGCGTGTAACCTGTTTGTGATGGTTCTGTCATAGTTGAGAAAAAAAAGAGTGTGGCTTTCATCATGTCGCCTGTTAGGAGAATCGAAGCCTTTGGGATGATGAGTGCTGCACCGCCCTGCGAGCGAAGCCGTTGAACCGATTGTTGTTGTTCTGTGGGTTGACTCCGCCTGAGTTGAAGTTCAGGTTCCTGCCGTTCGTCTGCGAGTTGAGACTGCGAGACCAGTAGTTGCCGTTCGAACCGCGATTGTTCCACGACTGGCCGTTGCCGTTGCCTGAGCAGGGGAAGAAATCCTGGGGCGTGCTTTGGAGTCGGTCGCCACCTTAGTACGACTGGTGCTGCGGAATCTATGAGGCGGAAGCCGCTGCATGTCTTTGTTTTTTCACGCCTCCTACGGAGGTATGACGGGCGACCTTTGAACTGGTCTTAACCCTGCGCCTCTGCCGGTGACACTGCCACACTCTTTTTGGTTTTTAATAGGGTTATAAAATACTTAATATCAACTGTTGTAGGCTGGCTATGAACTGACGGTTGTCATTGTCGGTGTGCATCTCCAGTCTGTATGCCATAATCTGTGAGAGGATGCCGCCGCCCGTTGGCTGGCCGGTGACAGCGGTAGCCGATGTGGTGGCGGGTTGTGTCTTTGCTGGATTAGGCTTCGGTGGCCTCTTATTGCCGTTCTCGTCGATGGTGTCTTCCTTCGTCGATATCGGTATGCCAGCTTTCCATTTTGCGAATGCCTCATTCAGACGCTCGTATGTCACCTCCGATCCGTCCTGCGGCGTTGGCAGTTCGATTGTGATGACGATGTGTTTGTCCTCTACCGAATCGAAGTCAAGCCGTGTCGGGATGAACTTCTCTACAGACTTAATCGGGAATCCGACGAAGCAGAATTCTTCGCCTGTTGTGGCGAGTGCCTTCTTGCTCTCCTTTAACGGTTTGCGGTCGCGCGTTGCCTTTCGCACCTTATCGTTATACGTAATTGCAACGATGAGCCAGGCAGACCATTCGTATGCGCGATAGAAATCGCCCATCTGGAAGATGTGTATCTTGTTCCACTCCGTCGGTGCTTGTCGGTTGCGCTCTGTCTGTAGTACGTCTGCTATTTTTGCCATCCGCTTTTTCTTCTTTTCTTGTTGCCGCTTCTCCGTTCTTGCCGCTTTTGCAGGCTTCCGCCTGCTGGAGCGACAAGAACTATACGGGAAGGGTTAAGACCAGTTACTGCACCGCCCTGCGAGCGAAGCCGTAGAACCGACTGCCGTAGTCCTGCGGGTTGACTCCGCCTGAGTAGAAGCTCAGGCCCCTGCCGTTCGTCTGCGAGCCGAGACTGCGAGACCAGTAGTAGCCGTCCGAACCGCGATTGCTCCACGACTGGCCGTAGCCGTAGCCTGAGCAGGGGAAGAAAATGATGTTACCGTTAATCTTAGACCTCAGTCGTATGCCCTGGATGTGGTTGGGACCCATTGTTGTCAGTTTGTTGGTCTGAGCACTTGGTATTACGTCACCGTTGTAGTCGATGAAGTCAATGTTGGCAAACAGCTCGGCAAAATCATCCGTTGATGGATCACGCCAGGGACTGCCAAGAATAGCTCTTGCCGCATCGTGGCTCAGTCCGGCATTGGCTGTTAGCTTAGAGCCGGGTGTCTCGGTGTAGGGACCGTCGTTCGCACTTCCCCAGTTGTAATCGAATGCCGAGGTACTGGTTGGGTTGTGACCCTCGGTATTACCCCACGAGAAGAACGTACACTCGTACTGATACTCGCTGGCGGCGAATCCGTCGGGCTGCGAAATATCTATGTTTCGCTTAGCCCACATCAGGCCGCTTGGCAATCCCATATCAACGAACAGGTCGCTCTGGCTGGACGGACGCTCCAGCCCCTCGATGGCAACAATGTTATAGTGGCTGCCGTCATACACAAACGTAACCGTGCATCCGGCCTTTACCAGTCCGCCTTGCAAGGCAGAACCTGCCACATAGATTGGCTTGGCACCACGTGCATTGATGTTAAGCGTAGCCCCGTCGGTGTTGATGGGATGACTGAACTGAACGCTAACAGGAGCGTTCTTCTGAAGGATGTAGTTGGGGATCGAAACAGTCTTGGCACCGTCACCGGCATCAGTGATACATACGCCGTAGCCGAAGCCTAATGTAGCCATATCGTTGGACTCGGCCAACGGTTGAATCTTGTTCAGGATGGCTTGCAACTGCGCATCCGTCTGAGTGATAATAAAATCTAACATAATTCTGACTCTTATTAATATGTTAATACTATGATTCAATTAACGTGACTAACCGTATAAACGGCTTAACCATAAAGCCTATCGAGTAAGGCACCATATAGATGGGCACATTCTCCGTCGGGCCGCTATGTTCGTACAGATGCTTGGCCAGCATCAGGGCTGCCAGACGGAAGTCCGTCGGTACTACCTTGCCGCCCTCTCCGTCGTCTTCTCCGAAGTTCTCCAGCAGGTCATCGTATGTGCGGTTACATACACGCAGCAGCGCATTCTCCGCCGCACCGCCGTAGGCCGTAAGCAGCGTGTCCTCCAGCGTGAAGTCCGGTTCTATGCGGCACTGCTCCTTAATCTCTTTTAACGTAAGGAATTTCATATCTTGTATTTTTTTGTTTCTATTATCCCACCGAAACAGCGGTTTAAGGTTACCGAGACAAAAAAGCCCCGCGCATCACTGCGCAGGGCCTTCCATCCGAAAAATCATTAAACACTTGCTATGAATATCTGGTTGCTATCATATACGTCTGAATTCCGCCGCCGCATCGAAGCAGGGGCATTCCTTGATAAATTCATCCGGAGAAATAATCCCGTCGCCGTTCTTGTCGGGGGAGAAGTCGCGGTGCCCGCTTATCTTAGCCTTTGGGTAGAGCTTGCGCAAGTCCATAAGCAGATTCAGTAGTGCGCACTTCTGATTCTCCGTCCTTGTGTCCTTCGCCTTGCCCTGATTATCCAGGCCACCAACATATACTACACCTATGCTATTAGCATTATGCCCGCTCACGTGGGCACCTATCTTGTCAACATCGCGGCCGTTCTCTATCGTTCCGTCCAGGCGTACCACATAGTGATAGCCGATGTCTGCCCAGCCCTGCGCCTTGTGCATACGGCGTATATCGTCGGCACTGTAGTCCTGCCATGAACGTGTAGCCGTGCAGTGTATAATAATGTCGGTAATCGTCCGTTTGCTCTTCTTTATCCGCTGGGGTATGAGCTTCAGCAGCGTCTTAACCCCCACGATGCCGTCAGCCGTTAGTCCGTTGGCTGCCTGCCACTTGCGCACTGCCTCTTCCGTAATTGCACCGAAGATGCCGTCGGGCATCAGGTGCAGGGCCTTCTGAATCTCTCGCACCATCTGTCCGGTGCTGCCTCTTCTGTATAGTTCCATAGTTTATTAGTTTTTGGGTTTATAAGTTAATTAGTCTTCATCTTGTTCTTCACGGTGGATTTCTATACTCGTTTCCCCCTTCTGGAACTTAATGGTCAGGCCAAGTTCTATCGCTCGAAAACCATATAAGAGGGTAGGGAACAGTAAAAGTTCACCGACGGCTTTTAAAACAGAGCCATCAATAATGCCCATTGGTGGGACAAAGAAGCCGCCCACAATCAGCCCCACCGATACGAAAAAGCATACTGCGAATGTGATACGCGATAACAGGTAAGTGCGATGTTCATCTGCCTGTTCACTCCTTACGATTTTAGATTGCTTAGACATAATTATAAGTATTAATACGTTCTAATAATCTCTTATTTTTGTTGCACGGGTTTACCACTTGCGGCAATGCCGCCATGTGAAAAAGGCTCAAAGGAACTTCTTCCAATATAGTTTTATACCCCATGCCACGCCCCATATCAGCAAAGCAATCATGATGTAGTTAGCCATCTTGATTCGGAATCGTTGCCACCATGTCAGCTGCTTCTCCACCTCCACCTCCACGGGGTAGGGGCAGGGGATGGTATCGCGCTTGCTGATATATGTGGTATCGTGACTGATACTCTCAATGTACTTGGTATGCCAGCGGTCGCGCAGGATGAATGTGGTATCGCCCTGCATGTACTCGTGCATATAGATGCTGTCATGCAGCCAGATGCTGTCGCGCTGCTGGCGGGTGATCTGAACGGTATCTGTGCGGTGCTCAATGACTGGAACATACCTGGTGGTAGTGCAACCGTAACAGAACAGCAGAATAATCACTATGGCTACCAATATCAGCATACTGCCCAGGCACCCCAGTCTTTCCTTGGCCTTGTGCTCCTGCGCCTTAGTATATTTGTCGATTTCCAAGTTCATGTTATCTCATGATTTTAAAAACGGGAAGTATCATACGGTGCTTCTTGGCGTATCCCCGATTCGACTTTCCCGCAAAGTTATTAACATCTACAAATGACAGAAGATGCTATTCCTACTTCTTCTCCTCCTCCTTGGTAAAGAGGCTGCAAATCTCAATCACTGCACCAACGGCAATGGTAATGGAGCTGTTGATGATGGCGGCCTTCTCGGGGCCTACACTGGTCACGATTGCTACGGCGGCGGTACTGGCTGCCGTCAGAATACCTACAATCAGGTTGAATGTCTTCTTACTCATATCGCTTAATGTTTATGGTTTATTACACATATATCAGTCATTATTACCTCATGGGATTACTCCCCTCCCACTTGGTGAGGTCTGGAGGGGGTCAATCATAGGTCCTACAAATAGAATCCTATTATCTTGTTGTACATATCTCTTCCGCTCAGTATCTCCTTGCGCTTAGCCTCGAACTCCTGCTGCTGATGGCCGGTGCACATGTCGTAGGTGATGAAGGTGCGAACGATGTAGATGTCGCCAACCACCTGCCCAAGCAATATACCCTCCTCCACACAGCAAGACTGGTGCTCCTCACCGTTCCATCGTACAGAACGACCGACTACGCGGTTATTGTGCGAGTCCGCCCCGTGCGGATTATGTGTAAAGTAATGCTTCATCAGCTCAGAGCCTGTCTTCTGCACCTTCGCACGCTCGGCATAACGCCTCAACATGTGGGGTGTGAGCACCATCGGACGGATCAGCCGCTGGTCACCCAGCCATGTAGTGTATGCCGTCAGTCCTTCCGGTGCCAGCCTTATCACACATACACCCGTCAGGATATAGCGCATTCGCTTGTCGAACACACGGCTGTAGAACATATACCTGTTCTTCCTTGTCGAGGTGTAGTCCCTGAATATCTCCAATGGGAACTTCTTGCATTTTATCGCCCTACGCCGCTCAGATTCTAACTGGTGCCTCCACCAGGTTGTTATCGCTTCGCGCTCCTTCGCCAGCTCCGCATACACCTCCGCATGCGTCATTGTATCTACTATCATAGTCAGACTCCTTTCATTTTGCAGCCCCGACAATCAGCCATGCAATCATTAGCAGGAGTATGGCGATGGCTGTCCATCCACATCCCTTGTACGCTTTTTCTGGTTTGTTCATATTCTTATGTTTAAAAAAATAATGTTCAATGTTCAATGTTCAATGCTCAATGAGGGTGGCGGACTATCGCCGCCACCATCTCATCGTCGATATTGGCCACTACCATGTAGTGTTCGAGTTGGAGGCGGTGCATCTCAGCTACCTTGTGGAGGTGGGCTTGGGCATCGAGTCCTGCACCGCGTGCGATGCCGTACATCTCCTCCTCCTTTGCTTCCTCCCATATCTTCCACTGCCAGAGGATGCTTGCCGCCTTTGGCAATGCTATATCCTTCTCAATCATTAATTGGAGCAGTGCCTTGTACATTTTTGGTTCACGGTTCATGGTTCAGGGTTAAGGGTTCTGATATTTAACATTGAGTCCACAATATGTTCTATCTCTTTACGTCTGTCCTTGCGGCAAAGCTCGCAGTCGGGATCGTGGTATTGATAGAATCCCGCCATACCTTTGCCCGATATAAGGTTGTGTCTGGGTGGTTCTATATATGTGGGGTCTTTGGCTTTCGCCTCAGATGTAATCTTCCACACATTATCCGCATAGGTAGCAAGACCTATCAATATGCCGCATATCAGCAGGCATCCTAAAAATGTAAGTCCAATCTCTTTCATATTTACTGAATAAATTGTTGAGTAATAGTAATTGTTGAGTAAAAAACCGCGCCCAGATGCCATTATCCGTTGTCCTTCAATTTGTCTTGGCACTCCTTTTTACGTTTGGTGCAAAGGGTTTATGTAAAGTTGTTAATGTATGAGCGGATAAACATTTTCAAGACCTCATTTTTGTTTGTTCGGTTTGCCTTCAAAATAGCCGCGAACCGCTCGTATTCCTCTCTCGTTATCTTTGTCGATACCGTAACGTGCCGTCCTTTCTGTGCCGTCCATAACCTTGCACATGTCGGTCGTTTGCTTCCGCTCTTGCTCATAGCTGTGCGTTTAGTGATTCATTATTTGTCGAATAGCTTCAATGTGCATACTATCCGTTTGCTCGATGTGGCACCACATGATGCTGTCGCGGAATCCGTCATGCTTCTGCATTCTGAGGATAGTCGAGTCACGCAGCGATATGGTATTGTTCAATAGTGCCACACGTCGCTCTATGATAAATACGCACATCATAATGATGCCGAGTGTCACGGCAAGAATAAATCTGTCTGCATTGTTCATAGTCTGTCCTCCTCCTTTGGTTTTGGTACAACCTTGATAATACCTTCCTTGATGAGCTTTCGCACGAAGTTCTTACGATTGAGAGCCTGACGATAGAAGCAACCAGGCTTCACGTCGATGCGCTTGCAATCTTGGCCGAGGTTCGTAATCTCACCCGTCGAAGTGTCAAGGCTGAACATGCTCAGCCCTGGCACCCTGCGTTGTCTGCCTAAGAACTTACTCATAGTGCTTGCTCCACTAAGTCGTACATGTCCTTGACTGTCTCGCACTTTTCGGCATCCTCATCCTTGATGCTGATGCCGAACTCATGCTCAAACTCCATTACCAACTCCACACAGTCGAGCGAATCACCGCCAAGGTCATCCTCAAACTTTGCTTCGTTCTTCACTTCGTCGTAATCGACTCCCAATTTGTCAACCAGAATGTCGTTGACCTTCTTTTCAATTTCTTGTCTGTTCATAATCTTATAAATTCGTTAAATTTGTGATTTTATCCCCATGCTTTATGTACGCCCTCAGTGTAGGATGTGACGCTGACTTCATGCAGAATCTCTTGTATGTCGTGCGGTTCGAGTTGCTGCCACAGCACATCCTTCGACAGCCGCTCTACCCACTTACCCAGCGTCTCGCCTTTTTTCTTTTTGTATTCGTTCTTCATAATTCTTCTTTATTGGTTCTGTGCCAAATTCATAATTCACCGCCTTGCGAATCAGGAATGGCATTTTCAAGCGCATAATGTTTTCGAGGTCGGTGGTGTCGGTGTCTCCCTCATTCCAATCTTCCAGTTCCTGGCGGACATACTTCATGAGGTATTCCATGAGTATTTCGCTCTTTGTATTGATGTTGCTGTCGATGTTCTCTTTCACTGTTTCGATTGGGAACACCACATGCGCATATCGCTCATATCTGCCCACCTTGAATCCTACACCAATGGCCGCTTTGGTCAGTTCGATGTCTGCCGTCTCAACCACACAGCCTGTTATCTTTGCTTTTCTCATAATTCGTTTCATTCGTGTTCAAACAAAAAAAGCGAAGAGCGAAAATTCTTCACTCTTCACTCTTCATTCTTCATTTTCTCAATGCAAACTGCCCTCATACCTCTCATACAGGTCTAACGCCATCACGATACACTGTATCGGGTCAATCTTGCACGACGCGCTCTGGTTGGCTTTCACCGGTCGGATATTCTCGCGGTTGTCTATCTCCAGTGCCACGTTGTTAAAGCAGAACTGCCACAGCGGACTGTTGCTGAAGCTGATGAACGGCACGGGTGCCATCATTGCGTTGTAGAGGTCTTCCGTGGGACCGTTGAACTCAGAGTTGAGCTGGCTTACCACTTGCACGTAGGGTTCGGGGTTCTGTATGTTCAGCGACACTTGCATGTATGACTTCAGCACAGTGATGGGCACTTTCGACTTGTACTTATCGTACCCGAAGTACATGAATTGCACGCCCTTCTTGATGAGCTCGTCCAGACGGCCAACGAATAGCTCCGGCTGGAACGTCTTGCCAGGCGACAGGTGCATCCACCCTGCCTTTATCCATTGCTCATAGAGCGGGTGCAACGGTGAGCTCTCGTACTCGTCTTCGCTGATCCATACGTCGCAATCAGCAAAAAACTCCGTACCGCGTCCGCTGGGGTGCTTGCGGGCTGCCAACCATCCGGGGCCGCTCCAGTCGCCGCCGAGCGAGAAGTCAAGGCCAGTGAACACTACCCACCCTTGGTCGGCGGTGCATTGGTCTATGCGCATATCGCGTTGTAGGTGCTTCATGTCGTCACCCGTTATCCATTTGGACACCCGCGAGCCCTGCCACATATTGAAGTCCTTCGTCAGCACCTCCTGCTTCGTGTCTTCCGTTCCCGTGGCCGCTTCGTGCAGTCGCTCGCGGTAGTAGGTGGGCTGGACGGTGGTGCCTATCGAGCGGTTCACCTTCTTGAAGAGTTCGGGGTCGTCGAGCTTCGTCAGGTCGTCGGTCAGTTCCCACTTGTCGAGCTGGAGCAGGAAGGCGCACCAGTAGTCGTCCGATGTGCGGATGCGCTGGCCGAGGGGGTACTGCATCTCGCCCAGCAGCGATGCTTCCACCTGTTCAATCTTCGTCTTGTAGGGGCCTTCTTTTATCCGGCCGGCGGTGGTGGTGTGGAGCAGCAGTTTTTCACGACGCGGACCCGTTGAGCCCCAACACGTATCGACTGCCGCCTGCATGTCGGAGTGGGCGTTGACGTAGCCCGCCTGACCGTGCTCGTCGGCATGTACCACGCTGGCGTACAGACCGTCCTTTGATGTCTTTCCGGCGGCCATGCACTTGATTTCGCCTTTCATCGGGTGTCCGGGTTGCCAGTTCAGTCCGTTGCGCGTCATGCGGAAGTATTTGCCGCCCATGCGGTTCGAGCACGTCGGATCGACTTGCATGGCAAACTCGCGGATGGCTTTGTAGGCTATCTGGCTCTGTTCGCTGGAGTTGGTGCAGATGAGTGCCTGCCCGTTCACGTCGCCCAGGAATCCCACCTCGGTGAAGTCCACCGCGCCGCCCAGCTCCGTCTTGCCGCTCTTTCGGGTGAGGAACCAGTGCGCCTCCTGCGTCAGCCGTCGCGTGTCCCACA